CGCCAACTGACTGCGGGACGGACCGTTGCAGAAAGTTGTGGGTATTATTTAGTGGCGCCCACACTTCGAAAGCAAACCATAGTAAGCTTCCGTCCAATCCCTTAGGTTGGCTGCATAACGGTCATTAGACAAATTCTCACCAAACAGGAGTTCGAAACCCCCGACGCGCTGTAGCTCTGGGTCTACAGACCAGATCTTGTCTGGATATCGCAGGTTCTTGTCATTTAACTTATCTGAATAATGCAAAAAGAAGTAACGGTCAGTAGCACTCACAAAACCCATGATGAAGCGATTGTCGACAGGTTCGAACCCATCAAACATACGCTCAATCTTGATTTGATCAGCAGGCGACACACGATACAGTTGTTGCACCAACAGTCTAGTCGACAGGTCGATTTCTTGGTCGACCTTAGACAGAAAACCAGCATTAGACACATCTGGGTGCTCAATACCATGAGCAGCCATGTTCTGCGTCCATCGCGCCTTTTCCCAGCGGGAAATGTTTTGACCCGACAGGTACTTACGGATGCTCACACCACTCGTTTCGCGCAAAATTCGCTTTGCAAACGCAGTGACAATGGGCCCGGGTTTCTCCATCAGGAGTGACATGGCCTTAGCCCGCACCGCCGCCAATTTGGTCTTTGGCTTAGCTAGTGCATATTGTCGTGGCAACCACTGCATTGTGCCAAGCACATGCCAGGGGTCGCAAGTGTTCTTCAACGCCCTTGGGCTGAACACATTCCCGCAAAAAGAGCCAACTGAAATATGGTTTACTTCCTCCAATTTCAAGTCAGCGCCTAGGTCACGGATAGTCTGCTGGGCGCAGGCGACGTTTAGATCTGGGTGGCGCAATGTGGCGCCATCATCACCCTCAACCTTGATCACAATCTCACGCCAGTCAATCCCCTGCTCATGCGCCGCAAACAAGAAGCACATTAAATTCAGTAAACTGTTGGACAATGAAGTGATCATTTCGCCGCTCTGAGTGCGACCCATCACCCACGCATCAAAATCTGCGAAGGCAATATCGTTGGCTCCGTTTATCCAACGATCAAACTTTTCCATGAAGACGTCGTGTAGGGGCAACTTTTGCGTCATGTAACGCAACAAGCTCCGCACGAGCATCTGAACCAAAATGCGATGTGTGGCTTCAAAAGTCGAGAAGTCTGTCATCAGCACAGTGGCACCAGGCACGTCAAATAATTCCATCAACATGCGTGGTCGGTCCTTCACCTCCGTAGATTTGGCGAAGTACTTGGCGGTTCTGGGCCCGTAGAACACTTTACGCTCGACCGCCTTGGCGATCGGACCGTAAATTATCTTGGCATAGTTCGAACGAGCATAGATTCCGCGTGACAGTGCGATCTTGATCTCACTGTCAGAAAGCGGCCCCTTGAAGTGTTGAAACTTCGGGAAACCGCCAACACGTCCGCGTTTGTCAACATCACCCCAAATCTTCGAGGCAACGTCGTCATTGCATTTCAGCAACACGGCGCGTTGAGACTCATTGTAGTTGGTCTGGGCAAGCCAAGCACCTAGACTAACATCCGTATCCACATCCAATGGGTCCAAAATGTGGGGGAGAACTTCTTCAATAAACGCACCCAGTCTGTCGACTGTGGCGTAACACATGTCCGGGAGTTTCCTTAGAAGCCTTCCGCAGACACCAGCCGCTACGGTGACGGCATCAGTGTTGAGCACGGGTGTTGCAAAACCAGCCACGATCGGTGTGCGAAAAGCACACACAGCCATGACAGGACGAGCCCCAACCCGACCCACAGACCTCGACCCCACTTTGAGTGGGCCGATGCCGGCGCCAGCCGCCAAATCAAGTCTCAGACTACCACCAGGGTTGTCGTCATATATTGATTTGGTGAACGTGGCGCCCTGAGCGTCGCCGAAAGCAGCCCCCCGAAGCACTAAACTGTCATGAATTGTGCAGGCTCCGCCATCTTTGTGGCATCGGCAGAGCGGGGGCTGAGGAAGTTTAAAGTCGCGTCGCGGAAACTTTGCAACAACAACTTTAGCACCAGGAATGTTCCGACATCAGCCGGCACAGCTTCCACGAGATTTTCGGCGGTCGACATGTTGACGTTGGTCATTGTGGACA